TGCGGAACATTTTCCTCGGGTTCCTGCTTTTCTGTTTCTTCCGGCTGATCCTGCTGTCCTTCCAGCAGTTTCTTCAGATCCACACGGAAGCTGTCCATGCTCTTGCCGTGGATAGGAAACCAGTGCATTACATCCCCATGAGTTGATGCTATGCCCTGCTGGGCACCTTCACTATGACAAATGACGTTTCTTTCTGTAAGCCCAAACATCTGACAAAGATAGGCGCAAAGCTCGACGGCCTCACGATACACCTTTGCAAAATAGGTGCCATCGTAAAGGCCGTCTTCACATATTTCAAAACTGATATGGGAGTTGTTGGCTGCACCGCCTGCATGCCAGCCACGGTGATTCCACGGGAGAGTCTGGTAAGTTGCAATGCTGCCGTCAGCCAGCTTGCCAATGAAAGCATGAACACAAACCTGCTGCCCACCTTCGGGTCTGGGTGTGTTCCAGTGATTGTTGTATTGGTTCTCACCAAGCAAGCCATCATCGGGTCCAACATAGCGTTTGAGCCAGGGATTGTTTGCTCCGGTTGAATGTACCATAATGCCGGTGACATTTATGGTGCCACCGGCTTTATAGCAAGCGTTCTCCGTGAGGAAGAGCTTATGCAGATTCATCGTTTACATCCTCATGCTTAGCATTTTCCCTGTCGTGCAGATGCTGCAGTACTTCTTTGAGTTTTTCAGGAATAGGCAGGCCAAGATGCGCAGCGTTCTCCAGCAGGGAGATGCCTTCGTTAGAAATGTAAAAGAAAATAACGGCGGTGCGAAGCACACTACCGTTACCAATTACCTGCGTATCCAGAATATTTGCAATACCTACAAGAGTGAAAATAAGTACCTTGCGGCAGATACCTCGGAAGCCTACGGAGCTTGAGAGGTTCTTGTCGTTGATGGCGCACATTACGCCGGTGATGTAGTCCACGACAACAAATGCGATCAGTGCGTAGAGAGGGCCATCGACGCCACCAAGGTACCAACCGAGCCAACCGCCGAGGGTTGTGAAGACCAGCTGAATTACATTCCAAAATTCTTTCATTTGTTTTCTCCTTTTCTTTTTATACAAAACGTACTTTGAACTGCAGCGAGTCATTGTTACTGTTCACGCTGTCGTCCTTCTTATATTTGATGTACAGGTAATGCTCACCGGTATAAGCACCCACCTGTACGGAAACAACATCTGCCGACTGCAAACCACTGAAGCTTTTAAGCACAGAGGTGTCTGTGGCATTGCTCAGTGCCAGTGTCGTATCAACATTGCCTATCAAGCCAAAGTCCCACGAGCCTTCTGCAAAGTTGATGCAGTCCAGATAAAGTGTCTTGCCCTGCGCATTGAATGTAAGCTTGCAAATTGCGTAAGAGCCATCGACGCCTTTATTGGTGGACTCATAATAGCCATTGGAATTGAGCACAAATCCGTAGCTAGAACCAGATACTGCGGTCACAGAATAAGTTGCCTGTACAGGCACGTAGTTGTCAGGCATGCGCTTCCAAACGTAGACAGCGAGGTATGGTGGCATATTGTTGTGAGCAACGCCACTACCTGAATTGCCTGTATTGCCTCCGTAAGTTCCTGTGGTGCCACCTGCACCTCCTGTTTCTCCGGTTAAGGCATGGCTATGTGTGTTATTACCAACACTGATACTCATAGAGGTATCCATCGAAAAGCCTTTAGCCGCTGAATTACCTGCGGCTGCGTACTCACCGGAATAGGATGTGGTACCATTGTCACGCATCATGTATCCTTTGAAGTTGTTACAAGCTGCGTGTGATAGTGATGCATAATGGAAGTGGGTTATGCTATCCGTTGCAAGGGTTCCAGCTGCATGAGTATGCGAGTTTAAGCTGTGGCTATGTGATGGCACACTATGATAGTGTGATGCAATCTCTGTAGAAGTTAGGGTGTGTTTTTCTTCACCGCCAACTGCTCCTGCCGAGTATTTAGATCCACAAGCCAAAAGAAATGTATCCTGTATCTGCTCCCACACTCCAAAGCCAAGCAAGGTTGCTGGGTTAGTAGATACTGTGGAAATGAAAATGGATCCGACAGGATATGCACTTGATGCGCTGCCGCCTCCGCTACCTCCGCTGCCGATCAGCTCTGAGAGTGGGGTGTCACCAATCATGATATCGTCCAGACTGGGTATTCTCAGTTTCCAGCCATCTGCAAGCTCCACACTCTTATCCTCTTGGGCATAGCCGCCGAAACAAACACCGCCATCCTGTGCAGGCTTGATGTTCATGGAAACCGCCTGCGTAGAAACAATGCCGTCATAGTAAAAGACGTTCAGTGCGTCTCTTACCACTATGCGCATGTTATATGACTTGAGAACATTTATACTGCCACCGCCAACCACACGACCGAAGGCTGCTGTCACATAGCTGTCAGCAGAACGCTCTTTATACTGAAACTGTGCGGTCACAGAGTTTTTGCCATTGCAAGAACTGTATGTGGGTGTTCCGTTGGAATATAGATAAGTGCCGTTCTCGTCGTCTCTAACACCTGAGGAATTACAGCGATACATTACCGGGTCAGTAATATTTGGCGTAGAGTATTCGTGTACTGTGAAGTAAGCAAAATCATCTGCCGTAGCAATGCGACCACGAGCATCCGTCACTGTGAGTGATACCGGATAAGTACCCGGCTGCATAAGTATAGGGCTTGTCTGGCTCAGGCTTATTGATGCAGCTGACGATGTGCCGGATAGACTGCCTATTATAAAGTCAAAGCGCCAGCTGGCTATTGTTGAGTAGCCTGCTGACGCAGCCGCGTTCATTATCAGCTTTGAAAAACCCTGCAGATAAATTCCCCAGCCGTCGACCACAGTGCTTGCACTGTTATCCAGCCCTATTGAAACAGAACTGATTGTAGGCCGAAACGCAGAAGTATCCGGTACGGTCAAGGTTATATCCACATAAGTCGTGCCTGCATCGCTTTCGCAATAGATCCTGCACGTGCCGGAGGTGGCTGCAGGTATCCTGTTTGCGAGACTTGCCGGGATGACCCAAATGTAAGTGCTGCTCGTGGTTGTGCCAATTGAGCCTGTCTGACCTTGGAAGCTATAGCTGAGTTTGTGGGACATGCCATCATTGGTCATGCTTATTGAATGGCTTGACCCGATGGTGCCGTTTCCTGCAGATACTACAGTTGCAGCGGCTGAGTATGTGACATAGCCGGAAAAGTTTGCAGGTAGTACTCTTGCGTAACTTGAATTGCTGGTTGGGTAAGCAGACAGAATAATGTAGTAGGTTTTATTCGGCTGAATTGAGCTGGACGCGAGAGTTATATTGAAGGTCGTCTCAGTGGAGTTTATCCCTGATAGAGTAAAGTCACCAGTCACGAGTCTTGCCGTATCAGGCCCCAGATCGGTACCGACATATGATCCTGTGCTTGTTGGGTCGGTCGTGGTAAGCGAAGCGCGGATATATATTGTTGAAGCATATTCCAGAGTCATTCCAAACGAAAATGTAATGGATTCTGCTGTTCCTATAAAACTGCCGGTCTTAACTTTGAACGCCGACGTGTAGTAACAAGGAACAGAGGGTCTGTTACCGACGAAACCATATGTAGAACCCCAACCGTTCCAGTAAGCATTCAAAACACCATACGACTGATTATTGAATGCGTTAAATGATGTGAGTGATATTGCGTTTGTAAATGTTGCCATTATTCTGCACCTACGTATCTAATGGTAAAGCCGTTATCCAGAGTGACCTGCCAGTCAACGCTGTCCGGGTCGGCCATATTCGCCTGCGCTACCAGCTCAAGCATGGCAGTGCGTATGGTGTTGGTATTCAGCTTTCTGTTGGAGAGGAAGGTTGTAAGCTCATTACCTTCGTAGAATTCCAAGGCGGCTGCGGTGAAAATACTCTTGAAGAGATTTGACCACTCAGCTTTGCCAATCTTCACACCGAAGAGCGGGTTATCTGCTGTTCCAAGATTACCAACCTGAATATAGTCTGTTAGCTCTGATAGCGGCTCCAGCTTTGCGTTGACATTGGCTTCAACCGCCGATACCCGGTCGTCAACCTTACTTGAAATATTGGTAAGCTGTGTATCTACTGACTGCTCTACAGAGTTTATGCGGGTGTCAACATTACCTTCAACCTCGGATATGCGCTCATCGAGGTTTTCCTCCACGCCATCTACACGGTTATCCATGTTACTGACATTATTTTCGATGGTTGTAAGCGCGGCCATGCGGAGAATGTTTTCATCAAGATTAAGATAGAAGGAAGCGCCATCTGCGCTCTGGATTGTACCGGCAGTCAGATGTGCTGCTGTGATTGCTGTGGCCAACAGACCCGAATCAAGAGTTGCGCCCATGGTGAATGGGCCATTATAGCCGTTGGACGAAGCTGCCCAGCCTTCATAGTTGAAGCGCCATACCTTTACGGCCTGTGCCGGGTCAGGGTTATCTGCTATATACAGTTCGTCGGGCATGCCATCATTGTTGGTGTCTATCAGTCTGACTGATCCACCAAGCGTTCCAAGGATGCCGTCCGTAAGTGTGTTGACTATGCTTTCTACTAAAGTCCTGCTGGGCTTTTTGGCAATTTCCTTCTGCTGGGCGAGTACGGTATCCGCAAAGTTGTTTTTTATGCTGCCGAGGGTGACTGATTCATACCTATCGAGAAGGGAGTTGTACTGTATCTCGACCGCCCTTGCCCGGGCGTCAATGCCCATCTTTTCAAACTGTACGGTCACAGTATCACCAAGATAGATGTTCTCAAGCAGGCGCATCCCTTTGTATTCCTCAGACTGTTCCAAAGTGACGAACTCCACTTTCCAGCTTACAGTCGGAACACCGATGTCATTGTTCACGATATAGGCTTCGCCGCGCTCACGGAGCTGTTCTTCTGTGGGCACACTTTCAAAGAACTCTGTAAGGTCAAGGGAAAGAATACGGTCAAACCCGTAAGTGCCTGCAGCTCGTATGATCCGCTCTGGCAGCTGGACAAGCGTATCGGTTTCTGCGTTATACCAGTACGGGTACACACCGGTATAAACATTTGAGCAGTTTGCATCCTGCTCCACGTTGGTCATGTTCTTTCCGTATCTGATTGCAACGCCTCGGTTGCTGCCTCTCCGGTTCCATAGCTTTGCCTTGTAGCCATCGAACTCCCATTCTCCTTTGTACTTATCCAGAATACTGCCCTCACTGCCGCCAAGCATCATCCACAGATTTTTGGGTGTGGAAAGCTTGAATGGACTTGCTACTGCCTTATCCGTTTCAAAAGAAAATGGGCAATCAGTAGTAGCGTTAGTCTTAATTCCAGAAAGTGCGAGGCCAAGGGAGTCTGCCTCATAAGGGGAAATAACAATGCCGCTCATGTCGTAGGCAATGTGACGTGCGTAGATGGTCACGATGCCATTGAGCGGCTTGGTTATCCTATATATTCTAAAGGGCTGATCATCACTTATGGCATCCACCTTTGCAGTCACAATTGACCGCAGACCGATGTCTTCGTAATGCTGCCCTGTAACTGGGTATTTCATGGTGAGCTCATACTCACCGTTTATCTTCTGATTCACCAAGCAGGACACTGCATCAACAAGTGTCCCCAGACCGTTATTGGTGAAATCTATTGCTGTTGGAGAATACAGCTTCATACTGTCCACCACCTTGGTGTGATCTCGACGGCAGTTATATCGCCGTCCCACGATACGTTGTTCTCACCGGGAGCAAGTTCTGGGAACGCACCGGTCATAGTACAGTTTTTGTTCTCCAAGTTCTTGTATGCGTTCTGGCTGTCACAGTCCAAAATGACATATTCATCGATATCGCTAAAGCTGACTGTTTGCTGCCCCACGGTGACGGTTCCGGCTCCGGTTCCACTAACCTTTATGAGCGGGAGTGCGTAAAACAAAGTGGGGTTTATTAACACCGCACCTACTTCCATATCCACGGGGTCTTCACCACTTGTGAGGAAACGCTGCGGCTTGCAATCAAAGAGCAGTTCGCATGTACCGCTCTGGTTTAGAAACCTCATCTCAAAGTCCAGTGGCCCGGAGAATTTTGCCATGCGGAACTCATCAGGGTGGTAGCTGTCCTCTAAGCGGCAATAACCCTGCGGCTGCAACAGCCATGCTCTTACTTTGGCTGCGTTAGCCTTGAAGTTTGCGCGAATAAACGCGGGGTATTTCACCAGCACGTTTTTGTAGCGTTTGTTGCTCACGATAATATCTCCGCTCCTGCCGGGGATGGAATATGAAATAGTGTCCAGCTCAGGGGAATTAAAGGTACCTTCCCCTGAGACATACAGCCCGTATTCGGAGCTACTTTTACCATTGAAGATTATTCTGTTTATGCAAACACAGCTCCTTTCCGGTCTGTTGCAGCCTGCATCTCATCCATTATGATATTCGCCAGTTCATGGATGTCTTGTCCTGCAGCTCCATAAACATTTATAGTAACCCCACCGAAATTGTGGGTCGTAGTATTGTTATTGGTCAAGGGCTGTACGACTGCCTGTGACCCCTGCATGGTAAGAATCTCTGGCCCTGCTTCACCTACGATCGCGGAACCCTTACTGAGTATGCCGCCTGAAGCCAGATACGGGATTGTGCCAATGGTAGGTATACTAGGATGCCACGATCCACCGCCCAGCCAGCTCGGCATGGTAAAGCCCATATTGTTGAAGCCGCGTATCAGACGATTGATGCCGCCGATCGCGCCATTCAGCAAACCAATCAGTGCATTGAGCGGTGCCTTTGCCAAAGAAGCCAGTGCGCCGAATGCGCCGGAGAATATCTGCTTCACACCCTCCCAAGCCCGCTTCCAGTCGCCGGTAAACACACCACGGATAAAATTGATTATTCCATCAAATATCTGCTTTGCGGAATTCCATATATTTCGGACATTAGCTAGGAATGCATTAAGCGCGGATCCCAGAATTGGCCCGAAAATTTCGGTAAAGTCTTTAGCGAAGATCCGCTGCAGCCAGTCGTTTAGCTTATTCAGCAAGCCCTGAATCTCATCGCCCTTTGTGGCGATCAGCGCCACTAGCGCAATAATTGCTGCGACCACCAAAGCCATCGGATTTGCCAGCAGCCAGCTCATTGCTTTTCCGAGTGCTGGAATGACCTTTTCTGACACGGTATCCACTGCCTTGATGCAACCCGGTATGACTGTGCCTGTTAGCCCAGACACCCCTGATGCAATCAATGAAATTGTTTTTGCCACCGGTGCAATTGCTGCAACAAGCAAAATGGCTTTTGCTATCAGTGCCACCTGTGCATCCGTCAGTCCGTTAAACCAGTCAACAGCTGCCTGCACTTTTTCTACCAACCCGGCAATATAAGGGGTCAGCTTTTCGCCTATGGAAATAGCTGCTCCTTCGAGGGCTGACTTGAGCAAAGTTATCTGTCCATTGAGGTTGTCCAACTGAATGTTGGCCATCTGCTGTGCTGCCGACTCTTCTGCATCGACAGTGGCATATATGGAATCTTTAAGCCCCTGATAGCTTTCCTCGGTTGCATTGACAATAGCCAGCATACCCGAGAGGCCTCTTGCGCCAAAAATGGTAGCTGCATATTGCATTTTCTGAGCAGTGGCAGTGTCAATGTTCTGGGCTTCGAGGTCAGCCATGATATCTTCGTATTCACGAAGATTGCCGTCGGCATCAACAACATCGACGGACAGTCCTGCAAACTGCTGGCGAAGCATCTGCATCACTTCGTCCAGCGTTTTCATGCTGCCGTCGCTGTTTGTGAGGCTCAGGCCAAGGGCGTCCATTGCATCTTTTTGGCTCTTGGTCGGGCTAACCAAGTTCATCAATGCCTGACGCAGAGTGGTACCTGCCTGTGTACTCTTAATACCTGCATTGGCCATGAGGCCAAGTGCAATAGCGGTGTCCTCAATAGAGTATCCTGCCGTACCGGCAAGTGGTGCTACATACTTGAATGCCTCACCCAACATACCGACCGTGGTATTTGAATGGGACATGGCCACGGCGAGTACATCGGAAAAATGTGCTGAGTCTTCTGCGGTGAGGTTAAATGCGGTAAGCGCATCAGTTACTATATCTGATGTTGTGGCCAAGTCCTCATTTGACGCTGCGGCAAGATACATGATACCCGGCAAACCGTCAAGCATTTGCTGGGTGTCCCATCCTGCCAAAGCCATATATGATAAAGCCTCCGCAGACTCAGCAGCAGAGAACTTGGTCGTTTCACCCATCTCTTTTGCTTTGTCCCGGAGGAGTTCCATTTCTTCCTCAGTTGCGCCGCATAGTGCCTGCACATTACTGAGCTGTTGTTCAAAGTCTGCAGATGCTTTGACGGCTGTACCACCAAGGGCAAGGGCTGCTCCAGATACCATTTTGGTGCTCTGGTAAACTTTGTCGGCACCAGCAGCTATTTTATCTGCCTCTGCAGTAATCTTGGCCAGTGCCACATGAGACTTGGACGCCTGCGTTTCAAGCTGGCGCAGGGCGTTTTCTGTGTCTATGATCTCTCTTTCAAGAGCCATAAACTGTTCAGAGTTTTTATCTACACCTGCATTCTGAAGCTGCTTTTCCGCTTCCTTAAGTGTTTCCAGTTTAGTTTTGGTGGCCTCGATCTCTTTGCCGAGCATCTGGTGTTTCTGTCGAAGAAGCTCGGTATTTGTCGGGTCGAGCTTAAGAAGCTTTTCAACATCCTTCAGTCCCTTCTGGGTTGAGGTGATTTCCTTGTTGACCCCAGATAGCGCCTTGGATAGACCTGTAGTGTCACCGCCAATTTCAACGGTTATGCCCTTTATTCTGTTGGCCACAAACTCACCCCTTTCCGAAGAATGCTGTTATATCCTCCTGAGTTGCTTTGAACGGATATTTCTCGCGGTCGTTGGCCTTTTCCGTATACATGTCATAAACCATTCCGACCGTCATGTTTCTTAGAGCCTCATCTGACAACGACAACTGGGCACAGCGCAACATGAACGTGGCCCCGTTTGGCTCTCTCGTTGTCGCCCTTACTTTTTTCTCGGAACAGAAGTGGTCACCTGATTGGCATTCCACAGCTCCAAGATTGTGGGCATAATCTCATATATAGAAAAAACACCGTCGATGGTATCAAGCCACGCATCAGGAGTGTCGGGGACATCCTCGTTTGCATGCTTGATCATAAGCCATGCGGTGTTTTCAAATATGGTGAGGTCTAGGATGCTAAGCTGTGCATCCTGACGCTCTTCCTCAGTGGCATCCTTGGGAAGAGAAACAGCTTTCAGATATGCCTTCTGCAGCTGCCTCATGTCTGCGATCATGTCTCTTCCGAACTTAAAGCGATAAAGGCGAGGGATGAGAGCCGAGGCTCTCATCTTTACCTCTTTACCGCCAACATTTACTGTTCTTTCCATATTGGCTTACCTCCGTTTATTCTGCTGCTGTCTGGCTTTCACGGAATACGGACTTAAACCAGCCGCTCCTAACATCTGCAGGTGTTTCGGCAGTGGTTCTTGCAAATACGGTGCCATCCTCCAGCGGCACAGCAGAAATGGTGCTGCTCTGGGTTACAGGCTCCTTGGTCTCGGTGTTGGTAGTGGATGAGATAGCCGGTCTTGTGCCAGAGCAGTTATACATGACATAACAGTCGTTGCCACTATCACCGTCGATCTGAAACAGCAGCGCAAAGGACTTAGGCTCCTTGCTGGCATTTTCAGTAAGCACTTTAGAAGTAGCTCCTTCGATCCAGCCCCAGATATCCTTCATCATCTTGTCAATGAAACGTGCCATCTCGAGGTCACCGGAATAACCGTTGTTTGCAACAGTCTGGTAGTAGACAATACCGTCTGCGTAGAACGGGGTAATCTCACCCTGTGCTTCCAGTGAGAGATTAACTGCACCGGGTACATGGACAGGGGTTGCCCATGAATACGTGACAGCTTCCTCTGTAATGGTCTCAGTAAGCACCGCGTAATGCACGTTCTTCAGGTTGAACTGAACTTTATTTTCGGGCATTGTTAAACCTCCATTTGAAATGAATATATGGTTTTGTATAGCTTTTCGCTTTCGATCCATACTTCTGCTTTGTCATAAAAAATGTCGTACTGATCCAGCACGGCCTCCACCTGCTGTTCAGACGACAAATCTTTTTTATCCGTATAGAGCTCTATATGGACATTGTTCTTTTTGAAGTATGCTTTTCCGTCTGCCGCGAAGTTGTCTGCGCTTGGCAAGATGTAGCATACAAAAGGAGGAGCGGGCGCTTCTCCTTCAGCGAAATGGTCATAGGCGAACACAATGCCTATGGCCTTTAATATTTGGAGCAGCTTATTCACCGCGCAAGCTCCTTTCTATTTCGGTCTCAAGCATTTTCACACCACGCTCTTCTGCCGGTGCTATATGAGGGAAGGCTTTTGAACGGCCACCGTTTCTGAGTGCATGACCAAATTCCAGAAGATGTGCCAGCTGATACCGGTTTCTGGAATGAACTGTAATTTCAAGCTTTGTCTGCGACTCCAGAACATTTTTTGTAGCCCAGCTTTTCTTATAATGGCCGTACCGTTCCGGGGCATTGGCAGATATATCCTGCTTCACAGTCTTTGCTGTCTTCTTTACCGCTTCCTTCATGTTCGCGGAGCAAAGGCCGGAGTATTCGTCCAGCTGCTTCATTACGGTTGCAGCGAGGTTGCCAATCTTCACTCTGTTTGACATTCACCGAGCCTCTTTCTGGCACCTGAACTTTAGCGATTTCCGCTTGAAGTTCATATGGTCAATGCCGATTATGTTGTAAGGTTCACCCTCAAACATGATACGGTATCCATCCGTAGTGATGTCTGAAAGCGCCTTGCACCAGCGAACGGTGAAATCAATGCTGGGATGAACGGTGACCATGCCAGCTGTTTCTTCCTCAACGCCTTTTAGACTACCGTTTTCCCCGCTGCCAGTGGCGTAACATGAGTAGAAATCCACCCACTCATTCTTCCTGTTGCCGATTTCATCAACAACAATCGTATTCTGCTGCAGCGTGATCCGGATATTCAGAAGACTTATAACCATCAGAACGCCGCCTCCCGTTCAGTGGCAAGGATATATCTCAGAGATTTAGTCAGCGCATTCATATCTGCATTCTCACGATGCTCGTATAGATAGGCCACTGCATACAAGATTGCTGTTCGTGCAGCTGTTGACTCTTCGATGCTCTTACGCAGCGTATCTGCGCACAGTTTTTCCGCTGTTTCAAGGAACTGGTTGATCAGACTGTCATCGTCAGAAAAGTCTACCCTGAGATATCCTTTTGCCTCATCCAATGTAATCAGCATAGCTTCACATCCTTAACATGGGACTCAGGTTTATGGCCTGAGTCCCATAAAAAATGACTGCCTTAAGCAGTCTTCTGAACGAGTACCTTAACAGCTTCGGGGAGTACCAGCTTGCCGTCGACGCGCTGGGAGCCAATGAAGCCTACCTGACCATTCTTGGCGTACAGCTCGTTGAGGCGCTTGAAAGTGCGACCCTGACGATCAGCAATCCAGTAGTACTTGAAGTCACCGAAGGCGATGGACTTATTACCGGCTGCTACCGCAGGCATGTACGCGGAGGTGTATACGGGTCTACCCAGCAGGGTATTGGGAGTACCGGCAGTAAGAGCTGCCTGCCACAGGTACTGGTCGTTCTTGTCCTTGAGCTTGCGAACAGCCTTAATGGTGGAGTCATTCATGACCCACACAGCTCTCTTGCGGTAAGGTGCCTTCAGAGAGTAGAACAGGTCGATAAGCTCATCCGCAGTAATCGCAGTAGCAGATGCTGCGGTTACACCGATCTCTGCACCGCCTGCTTCAGCCAGAATGCCGAGAGGCTTGCCATTGCCGTCACCGGTGAAGAAGGACTCTTCCTCACGTGCGCCGATACGACGGGCAAACTCACGGGAAATGTATGCCTCCATATCAAAAACGGAGTCGCGGAGCAGTTCCTCAGAAATCTTGATGGTAGTGCCCAGCTTGTGAGCGCCAATGGTGATCTGGGAAAAGCTGTCGTCGCTGTCTTCGTAGGGGCCTTCTTCGTCGATCCAGTTGGCAGTGCCCTTGGATGCTACTACGGGGATCTTGCGCTCACCACTGTCAGTGCGGATGGTGTGAGCCAGCTTGCGGAAGACATTCTCTTCCTCCAGTGCTTCGATGAGGGTATGCTCATATTCATCGGGTACAAGGTAACCGCCCTCTGCATCATCACCAATCTGCAGAGCGTTGATGACTTCAGGCATAGGTGCCTTGGAACGCATAACGTTCCAGAAGTTCTTCTGATAGGTATCAGAGGCACGGCCAGTCTTCTCTTCCTTCTTTTCGCCGTTCATGGGCTTGGAGGTAAGAGGAGTGTTCACGGGCTTATTCAGCTCATTGTCCAGAGCCTCCTGTCTCTCAAGGCGGGCAATTTCCTTGCCGAGATCAGTGATCTCATTCTCCATGCGAGTATAGGTGGCATCGTCCTCTGCATTGAGGATACCCTTGTCGTTGCGGTGGGATTCGAGAAAGTTCTTTGCAGCTTCCCATGCCTTTGCACGCTTTTCACGAAGTTCAGAAATAGTCATATACTTAATCCTCCTTAGAATTTCAAAAGATTAAGCCGATCCATAAGACTATCTACGGATCGGCCTGTGGGCTCTGCGGTCTTTTCTTCTTTGACCGCTATTTTATTGATCAGAGCTTTGTTAACCTCTGCTCTGGAAAAGGAATAGGCTTCGGTTTTCCCGGTTTTCTTTGCATCCTCCAGCATGCCGTCTGCAAAGCCAAGCTCGATTGCCTTGTTTGCATTCATCCATGTCTCTGCATCCATCAGGTGCGAGAGCTTGGTGCGCGAAAGGCTCGTCTTGATTTCGTAGGCATTGATAATGCTTTCTTTGACCTCAGAGAGCATATCTATCACGCGCTGCATTGTGCCATGGTCACCGAAGGCCATGGTCGCGGGGTTATGAATCATCATTAGAGCTGTGGGTGCCATAAGCACTTTGGTGCCTGCCATAGCAATAACCGACGCTGCCGATGCTGCAATACCGTCGATCTTCACAGTGACATTGCCTTTATAATCCATGAGCATGGAATATATCTGACTGGCTGCAATACAGTCGCCACCGGGAGAGTTAATCCAGATGACTATGTCACCATTTCCCGAAAACAGCTCATCATGGAACATCTTGGGAGTAACGTCATCGTCAAACCAGCTTTCCTCGGCAATAGTGCCATTCAGCTCAAGCACTCTTTCAGCGCCTGATCCTTCGTCCGTCTGATTTTTCCACTCCCAGAACTTCTTCCTGTTCATCCTCAGGTTTTTCCTCCTTCCCATCTTCATTGGGTGTAGATGCAAAAGCTCCCGCCTTTTTAAGGGGGAGCATGTTGCCATTTATAAGATAAAGGTCACCGCCATCCTCTTCCGGTATCCGGTCAAGGTTTTCCAGCTCACGGATATCGTTTGCCGACATCCAGCCGTTTTGGCGTCCTATAGCATAACCATTCATGCGACTCTGGTAGTCGCCGCGCAGCAGCCCCTCCAGATTGAATTTCACGAAATACCGACGCTTTTCCTCTTGAGACAGGAGCGCTCTCATAATCGACTGCTCCCAGCGAACTACCCAAGGGTCAAGTGTGTATTTCACGAACTCCAATGACTGCTGCTCTATATTAGAAAAGCTCGACTTTTCCAAGTCACCGACCATGTGAGGCGGGACGCGGAAAATTCGAGCAATTTCGTTAATCTGAAATTTCCGGGTTTCGAGGAACTGTGCCTGTTCGGGACTAATCCCGATAGGCGTGTACTTCATGCCTTCCTCCAAAACCGCTATCTTGTTGGCATTGCCACTGCCACCGAAAGTGTGCTGCCAGCTTTCACGCACACGAGCGGGATCCTTTATGGTACCGGGGTGTTCAAGTACGCCACCGGGTGCTGCACCATTGGCAAAAAACTTGGCTCCATACTCTTCACAGGCAATTGCCATGCCGATAGCGTTCTTTGCCATGGCAATCGGGCTGTATCCGACGAGACCGTCAAAGCCAAGACCAGGCACATGCAGAACATCTGAGGGCTTGAGAATAACAGTGTGTTCTTTATCCCTTATTGCTTCGTCCGTCCCGCGATAGTAGGAGTAATAGAGCTGCCCCTTCTCATCACGCTCCACGCTCATCTTGTTGGGCATGAGCGGGTAAAGGGCAACTACTTCGTTCTTTCCGTTTCGGATAATCTGGGCGTATGCATTGCCCCAGAGCAGAAGGTGTGTCATGAGTGTTTCCCTGAACACGAAAGAGCTCATCTCCGGGTTTGGCTCATCATGCAGCAACAGGTAGAGCGGGTGGTCTATTGCTTTTTCCTTGCCGCCTTCCTCATTGTATCTGTATAGATGCAGAGGAAGCCCTGCCACAGCTTCTGCCAGTATTCTCACGCAGGAGTACACTGCCGTCATCTGCATTGCTGATCGCTCAGTTACTGATTTGCCGGATGTTGTACCACCGAAGTAAAAGCTATATGCGCTGCCTGCTGTTCTGTTCATGGGCTTATCTCTGGAACGAAACAAACCCGTAAACACTCCCATATAATCACACTCCTTCATATAAACAAAATGCCTCGGTTATCATAAACCGAAGCACTGCTGCCTTCATTGCGTATCGCTCTGTCCAGTGCCATTATTGTGGCCACTGCACCGTCGATACGTTCTGTAGATTTTTCCTTGTCCGGCTTCACATTACCTGCCGGATCTGTTCTTACATATATGTTATCCATCATCCATCGCAGTGGAGCATTGCCACCATGGGCAATTCTGCCCTCCAGCACCAGTTTCATTAACTCTTTGGTGGGGGGTGACATATCCTTAAAACCTTGGCCAAACGGGACGATGGTAAATCCCATTCCTTCAAGGTTTTGGCTCATTTGAACTGCGCCCCAGCGGTCATAGGCAATCTCACGGATATTGTACTTTGTGCCAAGGTTTTCAATGAAGTCCTCAATATAACCATAGTGGATTACATTTCCCTCTGTGGTCATGATCGAGCCTTGTTTCTCCCAAACATCGTAGGGAACGTGATCTCGACGAACGCGTAATGCCAAGGTATCCTCCGGTACCCAGAAGTACGGGAGAATAATGTATTTTTCATCGTCGTTCCTCGGCGGGAATACCAGTACAAACGCGGTAATATCTGTGCTGCTGGACAGGTCAAGACCGGCATAACACTCTCTGCCCACAAGCGCTTTGGGATCCACTGGGCTGTTGCATTTATCCCATGCATCCATTGGCATCCATCGAACTGACTGTTTAACCCACTGGTTAAGTCGAAGCTGTCTGAACAGGTTTTCTTCAGCCGGATTCTCCTTTGCGCTGTTGTAGGCTGCTCTCAGCTTATCCACGTCCACAGTCACATCCAGTGAAGGGTTGGCTTTATACCATACCTGCTCATCTGACCAGTCGTCATCATCTTCGATGCCGTAAATAACAGGATAGAAAGTTGGGTCATGTTTTCGGCCTTCCATGATATCCTTTGCTTTCTGGTGCACCTCCCAGCAAATGCTGTTGCGGTCAGTTCCTGCGGTTGTAATAAGAAAGAATAGAGGCTGCTTTCTGGCATCGCCAGAGCCGTGGGTCATTACATCGTAAAGCAGGCGGTTTGGCTGGGCATGAAGTTCATCAAATACAACGCCATGTACGTTCAGACCATGCTTGGTGTAGCTTTCTGCCGACAGTACTTGATAAAAGCTGTTGAGCGGAGTGTAAACCAATCGTTTCTGTGAAAGGACTGGTTTTATACGCTTTTTCAGGGCGGGACACTGTTCCACCATCTGACACGCTACATCAAAAACAATGGACGCCTGCTGCCGGTCTGCAGCACAGCCATAGACTTCTGCGCCCCATTCACCGTCACCCGCGAGAAGGTACAAAGCAACTGCCGCAGCCAGTTCGCTCTTACCCTGTTTTTTAGGAATTTCAATGTACGCCGTATTATATTGCCGGTATCCATTTTCCTTTACGGTACCGAACACATCTCGGATGATTGTTTCCTGCCAAGGAAGCAAGACGAAGTTCTTGCCATGCCATTCACCCTTGGTGTGCTTGAGCGCGTTGATAAATGCAACTGCTCTATCTGCGAGGGATGGATTGGTAATGATCTTTCGTTCTGGAACTATGATCTTACTCTCTTCCACCTATATCCTCCTTGATGCAAAAAACGACAGCGCCTTGCGCTGCCGCCGATATGTGCTTATCTCTTTTTCCTTTTCAAGGTAACCTCCTCACCGAGAATCTCCAGTGCTTCCTCATAGCTTTGAGCTTCGAAGACTTTGTCCCTTAGATTGTTGAAGTCAGTATATCGTCGCTGCTTGCGCATAATCTTGCTGACTTCACCCAGAATCCAATAGATGTTTCCGCTGTGGCCATAGGGGTCATATTCGACGATGGGCTTGGTTTTCATGCTGACCTCCTTAGTATTCATCGGCATAGAGTATGGTGGTTATCTTGGGGTCTGCCTGAGTGTCATCGGTTATGATGTAGACGCGGCCTTTGCTGGTGGTGTATACGGCAAGTATTCTGCCGCCTTCCTCCATAGCCCTTTTGTTCATGAAGTAATCGTCGCTGCACAGCTCTCCCCAGTCATTGCAGATGTAACGATGAATAAGGGTGCCTATCTCACATGCAAAGCCGGAATCATTGTCCATATCATTTGCGATGCCTGCGGTCATGTAGAATTCAAGTTTTTTCATCCTGCTGCCTCCCTTACCAATTTTCAGTGTGCAGCAGGATTTCCATGGCCAACTGCGTTTCAGGGTCTTCGGGATGTACATCCCAGCCTCGGTCATAGTTGACCACGATTTTGCCGTCACGCTTCAAGGTCAGTTTGCTGATCCTGCCACCCTCGATACCGTACTGTGAGCCTTCATCGAACTGCTTCATCCAGTAGTGGAAGATGCTGCTGCCGACTCTTATGCTTCCTTCTTTCCACATGTTCATGTCCTCCTTACCACTCGAAGCCTGCGAAGGTCACGCTCTGTCGGATGGCGTTCATCGCTCTCTTGGGGCTGGTGTAGTCTCTGATGAACTTGGGGTCTTGGCGGCCATTGCGCTTGATGCTTACCAGCGGGTATTTTTCGCTGAGCATTATTCTCGCTTCCAGCGTTTCTTCCATCTCACCGTACCATGCGACCTCCACCTTGCGAGTCCAGATTCTATGGTATACGGTGATGCCGGTATCCTTGGTCTGGTATGCGACGGTGAAGCCGTTTTCTTCTATGAGCTTATTGAAGTCTTTCTGTGCTTTTTCGATGTTCATTGCGTTGCCTCCTTGTTTATGGTAGGACAATTAAGCCAGAAAGAATAAGGAAAGGCCAGCCTAAACGCCAAGAATTAGCATGGTAGACACATTTGTTTTCTTACCATTTCTTATTAACTGGATTTGATCGCAGCC